TGGAGCGAAAACGTATATGAGATTGTTTCTCGCAAGAGCACCACACGCTCGATGATGACGCAATATATTGCAAAAATTAACACAGTTACATATGCTGGGAAATCTTATGACGACACACTGTCGGATGAGGGTTCATTGTGGTCGTTCGGCTCACGAGGCTCAGAATCGGCAGAACAGGTATTTGAAGACATCAACATTCCCGAAGAATCAAATGATATTACAATCGAAGAGATCCCCGATGATGTCAGAGCATTTTGGGGTTCAGGTTATTCGCGATCAATGTATCTTGAATTAGAGCAGCGCCGCTCATATTGGATGTCGCATTTTCCGACAGATGTCGAGCTTGATATTGGCACGGAGGCGTTGATACGTCAGATTTGTTCTCTTGAACTTGATATTAACAGAGATAGAGCTGCAGGTAGAAGCGTCGAAAAAAGCGTCACGGCGCTTAATACTTTATTGGGCAGCGCAAACTTAAAACCGGTTCAAAAGAGACAAGACGATACAGATATTGCTTTAGCTAACACCCCTATGGGTGTTTGGCTCTATCGATACGAGAATAAACGTCCATTGCCGGAAATTGATGATGACTTGAAAGATGTCAACGGAATAAAGAAATACATCTTCACATGGATGGGTCATCTCTGTAAAATGCTCGGAATCAAGAACACTTATTCTAAGATGTATGATGATGAAATAGCGAGATTGAGAGTAGAGCATCCGGAATACGACGGTGATGATGACGAGACAATGATGTCAGAGGTGTTATCAGAAGGTAGTGATACGTCGTGAATCGTACTCACAGAATAATGGAGGGTGCAGCTTATTGGGGAGCATTTTATCGACAGAATCCCGATAGGTTTGCAGCCGATTACTTACATTTAAGGCTTAAGTTGTTCCAAAAGATTTTACTTGTAATGATGTTTTGGTCAAATGTGTTCGTTTTTATCGCAGCAAGAGGTTTGGGTAAAACATTTTTGAGTGCTATCTATTGTGTAACACGATGCATCTTGTTCCCTGGGACGAAGGTTTGTATCGCGTCGGGAACCCGAGGACAGGCTTATAATATAGGTCGCCACTATAGTAATATGGTGGGCAATTTCTGTTGAATTGCTGGAATCCCCTTAGAGCCACACTAACCACAGCATACGGATGAAATAGACCGAAGTGCGATGGTTTGAGAATAGTGTGGATTGGGCAATCAGCAGCCAAGCCTCGAATAGAGGAAGGTTCAACGACTATCCCGTGAGGGAGTAACAAGGCAAGCTACTGGCTTTGTGAAGTGGCAGACGCCCTACAAGCAGGGCGAAGATATAGTCTGGTTCTGGTTGAAAGACCAGAGTCGAAGTGGCGTTCGACATAGTATTACATTTATTTGAGGTGCTATTATGAAAATACCGATTGATTTAACCGGGCAAAAATTTGGGAGGTTTACAGTTATTTCCCGTGCAGAAAACAACAAAGACGGCAGAGCAATGTGGCTTTGTCGCTGTGAGTGTGGTAATGAACGCATAGTAATGGGTAAGTGTCTGCGTAATGGTCATACGAAATCTTGCGGGTGTCTTAATAAAGATATTGTGAGCCAGCACTCCTTAATCAATAGAGTTGGAGAGCGTTTTGGCAGGCTTGTAGTTGAGGCAAGGGCTGACGACTACATCGCCAATAATGGTAGCAAACACGTTATGTGGCGTTGTCGTTGTGATTGTGGTAACGAGACAATAGTTGATGTTTGCCAGTTAACCAGTGGTAAGACAAAATCTTGTGGGTGTCTGCGTAGCGAGGGCGGTCATACAACACATGGCGGAAGGTATGATAGGCTATACAAGGTATTTTCCAATATGAATAACAGATGTTATAACCCCCACTCAAATGATTATAAGTATTATGGAGGTCGCGGCATTAAGGTTTGCGACGAATGGCTCCATAATTATGCTGCTTTCAGGGATTGGGCGTTATCAAATGGGTATGATGCTAACGCCTCTCGCGGGGAATGCACGATTGACCGTATCGATGTAGATGGAGATTATTCACCGGCAAATTGCCGCTGGGTACCGATGTCTATACAAAGCCAAAACAGAAGAAATGTAATAAACAATAAACGATAAATGTCCTCGAAAAGATAATGTACGAATTAAAACCCGCATCGCCTGAACTGTGCGCAGAAATAGATGAAAAGCAATCAAAGGTGAACGGGACAAATGCACAAATAGTATTCTTTAACACGAGTGTTATCAAGGTTGTTACGGCAAGCGATAGTGCGAGAGGTAACAGATGCCACGTTCTTTTGTTAGACGAATATCGTCTTATATCTAAGGATACTATTGATACCGTTCTTCGTAAGTTTCTTACTCTTAGGAGAATGCCAAGATATGAGGAATTGACAGAAGAACAACGAAAGATTGAGTATGCAAAAGAGAAAAACTTAACTTTGTATTTAAGTTCGGCTTATTGGAAAGACCACTGGTCTTATACAAAGTGCGTGGATACTCTTAAGGCAATGGTAGACCCGAACAGGCATCAGTTTGTTTGTGGTTTCCCGTATCAACTTTCAATATCTGAAGGGCTGCTTGACCCTGAAACGGTAGCGGATGAAATGGCAGAGAGCGACTACTCAGCCATAAAATTTTCCATGGAGATGTGCGCCGAATTTTATGGTTCCGATGACGGAGCCTTTTTTGATTTCGACTCCATTTCTAAGAATAGAAAAATCAAATATCCGTTGCTACCTGACTCAATTTCGTCAAAGATTAACAATTCACAGGCAGTTCGCATACCACCAAAACAAGTTGGTGAGAAGCGTCTACTGTCTGCCGATATTGCATTGATGATGAGCAGAAAACATGACAACGACGCAACGGCTATCTTTATCAATCAACTTATGCCAACAAAGGCTGGACGCTACACAAGTAATATTGTGTATGCAGACTCGTGTGAAGGACTTAGAACTGAGGAACAAGCTTTGATTATTCGGAAGATGTACGAGGAATTTAACTGTGATTACATTGTATTAGATACCAATGGCATAGGGTTAGGTGTTTTCGACTGTCTCGCAAGAGACATAATCGATACAGAAACGGGAGAGGTTTATCCTGCTCTGTCCTGTTGCAACAACACAGAAATGGCTATGAGGTGTACATCTGCATCCGCAGAAAAGGTAATATGGTCAATTAAAGCAAGCGCTCAGTTTAACTCAGAGGCTGCTTTTTTGTTGCGTGAAGGATTTAAGAGCGGGCGTATACGTTTACTCGCAAATGAGTATGATGCTGAAAAATACCTTGCTGAACTTAAAGGTTATTCTTCTTTGAACCCTCAAGAACGAATGCAGTTTCAACTCCCGTATATTCATACAACTCTCCTTATCGACGAACTTGTAAAGCTACAGCACGAAGAGTCTGGCGGTAAGGTTAAGATATTTGAGAAGTCTGGAATGCGGAAAGACCGTTATTCCAGTCTTTCTTATAATTATTATGTGGCTACACAACTTGAAAACAAACTAAGTAAGCGATATAGCGTAAACTCTGTTGTTTCGGATATATTTGTGATAAAGCCACCATCTTATAAAGGAAGGCGGTGAAATGCGTTTGCGTTTGAAAGTAAGACCTATGGCAGAAACAGCCAAGCAAAGTGTTGCTAAATCAGATAAGGTTAGGCAAGCTGATACCGCAGGGTTTATCGGGATATCGAGCAAATTCGCATTATTGAATCGCTTGATTACAAGAGACTTAAATAACAACACAAATACTCCAACATTTTCACGGTATACCAAAGATGAAATTTCAACTTATCTCGCAAACCCTTATAGATACGAAAAGCAATTACGCAGGGCTGTAACATACATATATGGTGCAAGTCCCCATTTCCGTAGGCTGATTCAATATTTTGTTGGATTGTCAGATTTGTCTTATATCGTCGAGCCATATAGGATTGACCCAAAGAAAGCAAATATTAGAACAGTTAATAATAACTATCGTAAAGTTCTCAGTATGCTTTCGTCTATGAATGTCAAAACTCAGTTTCCAAAAATACTGACCGTTTGTCTACGCGAGGATGTGTTCTATGGAACGCTGTGGGTAACTAACGACAGCATTACTATCCAACAGCTTCCGAGCGACTACTGCTCCATATCTTCTATTGAAGGGAACGTATTAAATGTTACATTTGATTTCTCGTTCTTCGACAAGCACCAGGCAAGTTTGGAAAACTATCCTGCGGAGTTTAAGACAAAATACGCAAGATATAAAGCCAATAGAACATTACGTTGGATTGAGCTTGACTCTCCAACATCATTTGCTATTAAGTGCAATGCGGATATCCTTGATTACGCCATTCCGCCCTTTGCCGGTATTTTAAGGGAGGTATATGAGCTCGAAGATTATAAAGCATTGAAGCTTACTAAAACAGAGCTTGAAAACTACGCTATGCTTGTTATGGCGTTACCTATGCAACCGGATGGTAGCTGGGGTATTGACCTCGACAAGGCAAGAGAGTTCTGGCGCAATCTTGACGCTGTTTTGCCCGAGGAAGTTGGTTCGGTGTTAACACCTATGCCAATTACCAAGATAGGTTTTGAGCGTTCAAATACCGGCGATGTTGACACGATAGCTGATGCTGAACAGTCTCTTTATACAGCCGCAGGAGTATCCTCGTTATTATTTAATAATGAGAAAGCGTCTGCAAACGCGCTCTTGCTTTCTATTAAGGCAGACCAGGCAATTACCTATGGTATTGTAAAAAATATTGGGGATGCCATTAACAGATTTATCCAGTCGCAGAGCTACGGAAAGAATTTCCTTATAAACTTCCTTGATGTATCGCCGTTTAATCGCAAAGAAGTCGGCGATGCTTATCTCAAGGCGGCGAGTTATGGTATTCCAACGATTAGCGCATACGCTGCTTCACAGGGTATTGGACAGGCGGAGCTTGATACAATGAGTTTCCTTGAGGGAGAAGTCCTCGGGTTACAAAAAATGTTCAAGCCAATTCAAAGCTCCTCTCAGATAAGTTCGTCAGACCTTGACAGCGAGGCTGCGACCGACGAGGGAGGTGCGCCAACCAAAGACGTAGGGGAACTTACCGATAGTGGCGAGCAGACTGCTGAACAGAAAGATGACTGGGGTTAATAATTATGGATAAGGCTAAATTTATTTATGTGTTTAGCGTTGAGGATAAAAATAAGCTTTTATCTTTAGGATACAGCCTTATTAAATCCGACGAAAATCAAGACATTTACGTTTTTGATAATGCGGGTGAGTTCAAGTTTTCATCCAATGATATGAACTTTGTACTCACAGACACCCTTACATTTTAATATGAGTCCGATTATTCGGCATCACGCCTCGCACAATGTGTGGGGCTTTATTTATTAGGAGGTTGAGATGGAAAAGGTCTTGAATATGACATACGCATCATCTTTAACCGACTTGTGTGAAATCAATTCCTCTTTTGATGCAGGCGTATTGCGTATCGCCTATGCAGGCGAGAATCGTAATCATAGCGATATTTCAAAAGAAACCTTTGAGCGTTGCATCAAAACTATGTATAACTGTCCGATTGTTTGTAATTACGACAGAGAAACGGACACTCTCGGTGGTCACGATATGGAAGTTGTGCGCGACAAAAATGGAGCGCTTAAGCTAATCAATATGACCACCCCCGTCGGCTGCATCCCTGAATCTGCTAAATACTGGTGGGGTACTGTCGAAGAAGAGGATGGCAGCACACACGAATATCTCTATGCAGAAGCGCTACTCTGGAAACGCCAAGAAGCATATCAGAAGATTAAGTCTGATGGTATCACCGCACATTCGATGGAAATCACTGTTAAAGATGGTGAGTCCATTGACGGCGTTTATCACATTTACGATTTTGAATTTACGGCTTTTGCTCTGATTGGCGTTACGCCATGTTTCGAGAGCTCGGCTATCGAAGTGTTTTCAAAGCAGGACTTCAAGAAGCAACTTTCTGAGATGATGCAAGACTTAAAGGAAAGTTTCAATTTGGTCAACACCTCTTCCGAGGTTGACAATACACACCCACAAAACTATTCGATGGAAGGAGGAGAAAAGGTATTGGAAGACAAGATGGAATTACTCGCAAAATACGGTATTGATATCGAATCCTTAGATTTCTCAATCGAAGATCTTTCGATTGAGGAACTGACGGAAAAGTTTGAGGCTATGAAGCAGGATGGTTCGACAGCTAATGATGAGCCTTCCGGCGAAGAGCCCGCAGAGCCTGTACAGGACAAGTTCGCATTAACGAGCAATGTTATCGAAGAACTCATTAGAGTGCTTGATGAAGCTAAAATCCAGCGCGAATGGGGCGAATGCTCTCGTTACTGGTATGTAGACTGCGACCTTGAAGCCCATGAGGTTTATTGCTGGGATGTCACCGATTGGCTGCTTTATGGCTTTACATATACAATCGACGGCGACAGTATCACTATCGATTTTGACAGTAAGAAGCGTAAGAAATACGTAATCGCCGACTTTGACGAAGGCGAGCAGCCTTCCCCGTTCGCACCGGTCTTTGAGTTAATGGAGAAGAAACTCCACGACAATGCCGAGTGGGAAGCAAAATACCAGACTGCCTCCGACACGATTGCGTCTATGGAAACAGAGCTTGGCGAGCTTCGCCAGTTTAAGACTGACACCGAAACCGCCATTGCAAAAGGCGAAAGGGACGAAGTCTTCGCTCGTTTTGAAGACTTAGTTGGTGTCGAGGCGTTTGAGGCACTCCGTGAACATTGTATGGAATATGACACAGAGACACTCGAAGAAAAATGCTATGCCATTCGCGGGAGAAATGGCACAGCGGCTAAGTTCGCTTTGGAAAATAAAACTCCCAAACTTAAGGTCGAGAAGACTGAAACACCTGACGAACCGTATGGCGGTCTTTTTACTAAATACGGTATCGAATCTGAATGATAATTAGGAGGTAACTATTATGGCACATGGTGTTGTTCGCACTGATAATATGTACGGCACTGACGTCAGAGCTGGTCTTGTTTCTATCAAGTATATCGTGACGTCTGGTTCCGGCACTACTGAGAGCCCTTATGTGAAGACTGAAACCGCTATTGATAACGGTAACGTCCTCAAGGTTGGTGCTCTTATGGCTGGCGAGCGTGAAATCTTTGAAGGTACTGCTCCCGCCGCTAATGACGCTCTTACAGATATCGTTCTCATTGCTTCTCCTGAGGTGATGTATGACGAGCGTAAGCGCAATCTTGATGAGTTTGAAAATGTAGCTGGCAAGGCTTGCCGTGGCTATCGTCTCCACAAGGGCGATATCTTCTCCTTAACTAAGGACGCGCTTGACGGCGTGGCGTCCCCCGCTGTCGGCGACATTGTTGAGCTTAAGGCTGGTCTTAAACTGAATGTCGTTGCTGCCGGCACAGGCGCTACTTCTGGCTCCACTGTTGTTGGTAAGATTATTGCCAAGGACGTTGTTGGCAGATACACCTACTACACTATTCTCGTAGGTTAATTCTTAAGAAGGAGGAAATTACAATGGCTGAAATGAAAGATATTGTTAAGCTCGCTATTGATGCTTACAAGGGCAATGTCGAAAAGTATTCTGCGTCTCAGGCGCAGGACACTCTCCGTCAGGCTCTTATCGAAGTAAACAATGGCAAGACTTCGTTAGACTATAAAGACATCCGTGACGGCAAGTGCAATGGTCTTTTCTCTCTCATCGAGGAAATCCTCAGCAACACGATTGTTGAAGGTCTCCAGGGCGACGAATACTTCAACGCTCTCGTTGACTTCCGCAATGTGGCTGAAGGTGACCAGAACCTCTTTGTCGTTGAAGACAATAATCTCTTTGTTGTTGCTGATGCTGCCGATGGTACCCAGGGCATCCGTCGTCAGAGACTCGGTGGCGCTACTGAGACTTCCATTCCTACTTCCCTCAAGGTTGTAAGAATTTATGAAGAGCTCAATCGTGTCCTCTCCGGTCGTGTTGATTTCAACACCTTTATTAACAAGGTTGCTGATTCTTTCCGTCAGAAGATGCTCAATGACATCTATGCCCTTTGGAGTGGCGCTACCGCTGCTCAGCTCGGCGGCGTTACATATTTCCCCGCCGCTGGTGCGTATGATGAGGATGACCTTTTAGAGCTTGTCGCTCACGTTGAGGCTGCCGCTGGCGGCAAGACCGCTACAATCATCGGTACCAAGAAGGGTCTCCGCAACCTCAAGGAGTCTATCCAGAGCGATGGTGCGAAGGACGAGCTCCACAATTATGGCTACTATGGTAAGTTCTACGGCACCCCTTGCGTCGTAACTCCTCAGCGCCATAAGATTGGCACTACTGATTTCGTTCTCGATGATGATGTTCTTACTATCGTCGCAGGCGATGACAAGCCGATTAAGGTAGTCTACGAAGGTGATCCGATTGTTCTTATGGGCGACCCGATGTCTAATGCCGATTTCACTCAAGAATACCTCTATGGTGAGAAATATGGTATGGGTATCGTGCTTGCCGGTAATAACGCTGGTATCGGTCGTTACGAAATCTCTAACGGCTAATCATATTTAATCTAATCGCCCCGGGGTTCAATAGAGCCCCGGGTGCAGAATGAAAGGAAGAAACTTATGGCTAATACAAACACAAGAGCAAAAAAGCAGGCTACCGATGTTGAAATCGCAGATGCACCTGCTGTTGAGACGAAACCTATTGTCGTAAAAGATATTGACCCGGAACAATACGTTATTGTTCGTAACGGATTTCACGGAAAGCTGATTTATAAAAGCTCTCGCACGGGAGAAAGATTTGCATGGGCATCCTTTGGAGACGAGCAGGAAATGCAGCTCCGCGAACTGAGAAACGCGAAGAACACATCAAAGAAGTTTTTCATCAATAACTGGTTTATGTTCGACGAGGCGTGGATCATTGATTACCTCGGCGTGGGTCAGTTTTATAAAAATGCAATCAGCATTGAGCATTTCGATGATGTTTTCAAAAAGCCCGTGGGTGAACTCAAAAAGGTAATTGCTGGTATGTCTAACGGGCAAAAGAAGTCCCTTACATATAGAGCGATTGAAATGATTTCAACCGGGGAGATTGACTCTCGCAAAACCATCGCAGCCCTTGAGGAAGCTCTTGGAGTTGACCTGATTGAGAAGTAAGGAGGCTAACCTATGAGTATCTCCTACGACTTATTCACAAGTGCGTTCTTGTCCAAGATTACGGAGTATGAATTCATCCAACTCGCGGAGGAAAACAGAACATCCATCGTTGATGGATATATGAAACGTGCTGTGAGTTTATTTAAAAAGAATTGCAAGTATGATCTCGCAGGTTCCGGGGACGATGTGTTGCGTGAATTTGCAGTAAATGTTAACGAAGAAGATATTGATGAGCTCATAGATATCATTTCTGAAGGTATGGTTGTTCAGTGGCTCAAACCTTATGTTTATAAGCAAGAACTTCTCGAAAACGCAATCAACACAAGAGATTTCCAGACCTACTCCCCTGCTGAATTACTTATGCGTATCGGGAACGCATATGCAAAAGCGCAAAAAGACTATACTCAAATGATTCGAGAGTATAGTTATAATCACGGAGATTTGTCAAATTTACATTTATGATGATAAATACTTCGGCTGGTATACCTGTTACATCAGAGTTGCTTCATAACTACTTTACAACACTCGTAAATCGTTTCTTTAAGATTCTCCCGATGCGAGAAGCAGAAGACGCATCTCTGTCTTTATATATGCAGAGCTTACAGAAGGAACTACTCGGATGCAAGGAGTTTATTCCAGAGCTTTGCAACGACGCTGTATATCTCTCTTTACTTGGGAGCTTGCAGTATTTAATTGATAATCCAGAATGTACAGTGCGCGAGGTAAGACGCGAGGTATTCAACGCAATCAGTCTTTGCAACAAACTTAGGGCTGTTTATACCGAGAGGGGGTTGCAAAATTGAGTGTATGGGACTCTTATCAAGACAGGATTGAATGTCGTGGTGGAACCAAACGCGGTGCTGCGCTGAGACGTGAGAAAGGACAACTTTTTACTAAAGTGCCGGACAATCTATCTTATCAAACAGTTACGATTTTTGACCAAGCACACGGATATAATATCGAATCTGAAGAGATGAAAGCTGGTGCAATCAGTAAAGATGTTGCTATCGTTAATTCAGACAACTTAAATGAAAAGTATATATTCTCTTTGCCGGATGACGATATGGATCACGGTGACCTCGTTTACTGGATGGGTAATCATTGGCTCATCACAGAACGAGACGCTAATGTGACTGTATATACACGCGCTAAAATGATTCAGTGTAATTATCTGCTTAAGTGGGTGTCAGATGATGATAAGATTTGTGAACAGTGGTGTATTATCGAAGACGGAACAAAATACCTTACGGGGGAATATGAGGATTTTGCAAAATGCTTAGTCCGCACGCACAGTAATGTGTGTGATAAATAATCCATTGAATTGCTGGAACACCCTTAGAGCCTTATCACCAAAACGGAATAGCGAATAGTTATAGACGGTAACGGTGTAAAAACGATAAGGATTGGGCAATCAGCAGCCAAGCCTCGAATAGAGGAAGGTTCAACGACTATCCCTATGGGAGTAGGGTTGCAAGCGATTGGTAACTCGAAGCGGTGGACACCCATTATAATGGGTGATGATATAGTCTGTACTCTGTTGAAAAACAGAGGGGATATCCCAACATAGCGTAGCGGCTATTACAATAATCAGTAGATAAATAATATGAAAATGGGGTGAGCGGGTAGTGCCTGAATCTAAAGACTTAACAGGACGTAAATTTGGTAAATGGACTGTACTTGAGCGAGCAAGTCCTGTGAAGCGCAAAGACGGAAGGGTTATGCGCTATTGGCTGTGTAAATGCTCTTGTGATAAGGGTACAACCAGAATAGTTTTAGAACGGAGCCTATTAGATGGAACATCAACGTCGTGTGGATGCAATAGGGCTGATACGAGTAAGGAGCGAAAGATAAATAGCACACACGGTATGAGTACCTCTCGTTTGTATGCCATTTATAAACATATGCACCACCGTTGCTACAATCAAAATGATATTAACTATAAGAATTATGGCGGAAGAGGTATCACCGTATGCGACGAGTGGCATACGTTCGAGTCGTTTTGCGAATGGGCTAACCTGAACGGGTATAGTGACGACTTGTCGATTGACAGAATCGATGTTGATAAATGGTACGCACCAGATAACTGCAGGTGGAGCGACTCAAAAACGCAGGCGAACAATAAAACAAACAATCGTCGCTATACTTATCACGGTGAAACTCATACGATTGCTGAATGGGCTCGCATATATGAAATTGATTACAAGTTACTTTGGAGACGGTTATACAACGGATGGACTATACAAAGGGCGTTGTTAACTGAACACTACTGATTATTAGTTAAACACAATAGAGAAACTTTGTTGCTACACGCGGTGACTCTCGTATCGCAATGACAATCGCCCGTAATGATATGACGGTAAAATTTGGACGCGAAAATCGTTTTCTTATAGACGATCCCGAATCTTCTATGATGCTTGCATATCTGCTTACAAAGCCGTTCAAACTTGGAGGTACATATAACGATCAGGGCGTTTTTAAATTCGTTTTACAGGAGGTCAACACCACCGACGATGACAACCAGCAACTGTGCATTGCTGACTACTATAAACACTTTCCCAAAACAACACAAATTGATTTCGATGAAAATATTGTTATTAATACCGACAACGTGTCAGAAGATACAGGAAGGAAGGTGTGGTTGTAATTGCAACTTCAAGAATTTTTTGATTACAAAAATCAACTCATGGAAGATTTGCTAACGAATGAGGAAATAGTCAAACTTCTGGACGATTCGATTATGCTGCAACACGCAAACACACTTGCTTATTCGCAGGTATTTCCGTGCGAATACGTTCCTGAGACAGTTCAAGAAGGAAAGACATTCATTTGTTTTGATGTCGATATCCAGGAGTCGGTGAATAAAACCTATCTTTTACCCACGCTCTATGTGTGGGTTTTTACACATAGGAGCAAACTTCGTCTGCCCGAGGGTGGTGTAAGAACAGACAAGTTATGTTCAGAAATTTGTGAAGCGATTAACGGTAGTAGAAAATATGGCTTGGGCGAACTTAACTTATTTTCGGTCAAGCGCTTTGCACCTATGACGGATTATCAAGGCAAAGTGCTTACATTCCACGCAAAGGATTTTAATAGGCAATTCGATCCAACCAAGCCAATTCCGTCGAATCGCAAGCGTGGTTAATGTCAACTCAAAACTTGCTTTATAAAAGGCGGTATACGATTAACGATAACATACATATTATCATCCCGACTGTCGGGCAAATCATCGATAATGAGGATGCGTACTACGGTCTGGTCTCCGCCCTGACCGCCATGCCTGTAGATTTACTTGTACAGCTTGACGATGCAGGCATCGATTTTACTTCGATAAATGAATATGAGCTATTTTTGCTTATGTTTGCCGGGATTAAATCGCAGGACACCAGTTTAATATTTGGCGATTTAGACCTATCCAAATTCAAGATGGCTGTAAATGAGCAAAACGGAACTATTGTTTTGCTTGACGAGGAACATGATATAAAAATCGACCGTGCTATTCACGATCAGATTGCAGCCGTTCTACGAAAAATTCACCACCTCGACAGAAACAATCGTAAACCTGCTAACCAAGAGGCAAAGAAATATATGTTAAAAAGAGCACGTGAAAAAATGCGGCGTAAGAATCGCAAAGAAGATTCACAGCTCGAATCTCTCATAATCGCAATGGTCAACACGGAACAGTACAAATATGATTTTGAGGGGACAAGAGAACTCTCTATTTATCAGTTTAATGAAAGTGTTCGACAGGTAATTAAAAAGGTCGATTATGATAACAAAATGTATGGTGTATACACAGGCACCATCAATGCTAAAGAGTTAAGACAGGAAGATTTGAACTGGTTAACTCACAAATAATTATTAGGAGGATAAGCGAATATGAAAGATATTACTATCACCAGTATTGAAACCATCACTGGGTTTGGTGTTACTTCGGGTTAAATTGTATTAGTTTTTACTTAATATGAAATAGCTCGGTATATGGGAAACCATATACAGCAACGATTTCCTTAATTGCTGGAAACCCCTTAGAGCCATTTGAACCACAACATAGATTTGAAACAATCAAGTGTGACGGTTTGAAAATCAAATGGATTGGGCAATCAGCAGCCAAGCCTCGAATAGAGGAAGGTTCAACGACTATCCCGGTGGCGGGAGTAGGAGCAAGCGCTCCGAAATGGGGAACCCTAACCCGTGCTTTGCACGGTATGGTGAAGATATAGTCTGTGCTTCGCAGAAAGTGCGAAGATGCGCGTAATGGCGCTGGAGCGGCTTAGCGAGCCGCATTATTATTATGCGTACTAAAATATAACGGAAGGAGGGTTTTATGAGTTCGAGCAAGAAATATAGCAACGGATACTGGAAAGTATATGTACATATTAACAAAAAGAACGGTAAGCGGTATGTCGGGATTACATCTCAAAAGCCGGAATATCGATGGAATTACGGCAAGGCATATTATACCAATCCGCATTTTGCCTCCGCTATAAACAAATACGGATGGGATAGATTTGAACACATCGTCCTCTTTGATTATCTCACAGAGGAAGAAGCCAAATCTAAAGAGCGTGAACTTATCGCACTCTGGA